CGTTAAGTCTAAGGAACCCATTTTCTGTACCAGATCGTGCATTACAGTGGCAAATGACACTTAGAACTGTATATATATGATGTTGCTCTCCTATAATTAATTTTTGAACTGGTGCCGCAATATCTTCAAAAAGATGTGTCCGAATTATTTCTGTTCCTGCTCCTCTAGCTATAGCCATACTATCCTCCTAATACCCAAGACTGGTGAAATGAGTTTTCCATAAACTGTCCTTTCTGTTTAATCTTTTTATTTGTTGCTGTTTCCATATCGGAACTAATTGTAATACTTGTACCATCTGCCGATATAGAATCTAAGGCTAACGAACCTACGTTGGTTATATTATTATCACCGAAAGAGACATTCCCTGAGAAGCTTCCTCCTGTTGCTGGGACTGCATCACTTGAACTGAACGTGTGCTGTGCCTCGATAATTACGACATCGTTCTGAGATAGAGCCGCAAGACCTGTGATTGAATTACCTGTGGTTGCAGTGAAGTCTGAGTCATGTAAGCGTACACCATTCAAATAGACTGCTACCCAACCAACAGTATAATTAATTGTCTTGCCACTGGTATCAGTGGTGATTGCTGTTTCACCACCAGATGTGGATGTGTAGTAGTATGTTTCTACTCTACCTCGACTTAAATCGTTTCCTATATACATGAGTTATCCTTTGGGATTATCGTCTTTCACTTTCTTAATCTTAGCCGCCATCTCAGTAGAAAATGCACCCTTATGGTAGAGGTCATCTAGTTGATCTCCAATGTCTGGATACAAGGGTTGTCTTGCTCTGGCATAGGCTTGAGCATCGTACTCTGCTTGTGCTTTCTCCATATCTACGACTACATCATTACCATTAATATCTTTAAATTCCTTAAAATCCCTAATTGTTATAACAGAAGGATTTTGTTGTCTAATAATAGAATCTAAATGCTTCATCCTGATACCTCCATTAGTTGATAAAAAGATTTAGTATCAAAATCAGTTGAATAGCCATAATTATAGTAACCTGATACAGTACTCTTTGGTTGCATTTGAAGTTTATAACTATTAGTCCCGACACTAGGTGATGTATCTGTACCTATTAATGTAGGAACTGCCCCATGCCAGCTACTCGTACCACCAGTGTACGATTGAGATTGAGATAAAACACTTCCAGAACTATCCACAATGCGGAAGCCTACAGTTCCCGAATTTTCTGTTAAAGCACCCCCTATTGCAACTGTAACGATTACCTTGCTACCAGATTTAACATTAGTAATAGTTACTTCGTGACAGTCTGTCCAAACTTGATTACTGTGAGATACATACCCACCATGATCACTTACTACAACCTGCAAAACATGACCAGCCGGAAATGTTCCTGCCGTTATCGTTGCAGTGGTTAGAGTTGCATTATGCAGAGTAGAAGCACCAGCATCACCCACCTGTATGGCATAGTTACTGCCAGACTGATCCTGACCCTGTATTAAAGTTTTGTTGCCTGTTCCTGCGGCACTCTTAATTATAAAATCTGCCATAGTTTATCCTTTCGGGTATTTATCCTTTGTTTTCTTAATTACTGCTTTCCATGAATCAACGCCATTATGATAAATCTCATCTAGCTGATCTGGGATACTTGGGTATTCTGATGCTCTGGATCGTTGGTATTCGTTTGCATCATATTCTGCTTGTAATTTTTTTATTTCTGCATCTACTTCGGCATTTGTTGGCTTTTTATCGTCACATTGCCAATCAATACCTTTATAATCATCACCTATTATTGAGAATATTGCAGTTGGAACTAAAGATTTAATCGCATCTGCTATTGTAATCATGATTTTATCTCCTGAACAAATAATGTCGATATTTGGCTCCCATCTTGAAATTCAAAATCTTGAGTAGCAGGTTTCCCAACTATACTAATAGTTACACTACCAGTTGAAGGAACTGTTAAATAGTCTACAATACTAACTTGTACTCGATTACGTAAAGTTGAAATTGATGTTGCAGATGACCAACGCATACATTGGGCAAAATCTCTTAAAGTTGATGATCCATCCTGAATTTCTAAATCAAGTTCTCCACCAGCACCAATCACATTCCCACCAATACTAGCAAGTACAAGCATCTTATTACTTGTAGAAACAAAATTACATGCAACACTAATTATTGTATCTGAACCAGAAGCACTAATATAAACTCTATCTGAACTTTGAGTAAAAAAAGTTTCAGCTACTGGATGCCCTGCTGGAAACGTACAATTTGCCATACTAGCAATCGTTGGTGTAGTTAGGGTTGCATTAGCAATAGTAGCCCCAGAGTCTGCAGTTGTGAGGACATCTGTACCTGTTCGGTCTTGGAGTCTTAGCCTGTCTCCAGAATTTGTCTGAGGTTTTATAATTAGGTCTGGCATAGTTTAACTCTTAGGATATTTTGTTTTAATTGCTTGTCGTTTCTCTTGTAAGGCAGTCAGATCATCATCTAGGATTGCATGAACGCATTCTTGTATAGAGGGGTATTCTGCCTCACGTTTTCTTGAATAGGCTAGGGCATCGTATTCTGCTTGAAGTTCTGTAAGTTTATCTTCTGCTTGTTTTTTTGTTGGAGGTTTTTGACCGTCAAGATATTGCGTAGATTCAAAACTATCTGTATCCCCTGCTAAATTACCTCCAACTAATTCCCTAATTGCATCATAAATCTTTGGTTTTTGACTTATCATCTTGCGATCTCCATACAAGTTATTGATTGCATACTAGAACCAGCATCAAAGCCAATATAAGTATTATAGGCATTATGTGCCCTTGCTGAAATAGTATAAGTTTTTTCACTTGTTGAGTTCTCTGGAACAGTATCTAAATAAACCATTGTTTGACCTTGCCATTTATCATGCCCAACTGATATTCCATAAGTCACTCCAGAAAGATTATAAGTTTCGGTAACATCTGAAGCGTTTTTATAAAAATCATAATACCCATAAGTTGCGGCAGTGTATGACATAAAAGTTGCTATTAATAAAATATCAGATGAGGCTAATGTTGGTGTAAATGTAATACTAGTTGAAGCCTTAAATGGAGATGATGTCCAGCTAGTAGTAGTTGTATAAACACTACCACTAAATCTAGTATTTTCAGTTTTTATCACATGCCCTGTTGGGAACGTAGCATTACTAAGATTAAGATTTGGACTACCAGTAACAGCACTCCCAAGGGTTGCTCCTGTTCCTAACTCTCCTGTCATTCCAGTGAGTGAAGCATTCGGTGTTTGCGTAAGTGTACTGGCCTCAAGACTCCCTGAACCTGTTATGGTACGTGTACTAGTATCGTTAGTCAGGGTTATGGCATTCCCATCATCCGATATCTTTGAGAGTATAAGGTTGTCTGATATGGTGACATCACCAACTACTGTAACTCCATCAGCTAAACGCATGGTGTGTTTATCATACGTTCCTGTTAGATTAAGGTTTGTAGGCTGGTCAGTAAAACTAATGTCATCAAGAGATATAGAACCGGGATCTATATCGGCACTTGATAATACTCTTGATCTTGGTGGTGTTCCTAAGTAGGCCATTATGTAATCTCCAATATACTCATACACACATCAACACTTGATGCGGCTGATGATTTAACCTTAATAAGATCTGTGGGTTCCATCACCAACTTCTGATCCCCACCAACAAGCACGACTGTCGATCCTGAAGGGACAGGAATGCTAGTTCCTAGTGATATATCATTGGTTGTATTAGCCATTGTAGCTGATAAAGCTACATCAACATCAACTGAACTCCCAGTCACATTAGAGACAGACAGACCTATTACTGTCGTTTCCGTTGAAGAAGGAACAGCATACGAACCAACTTGCGTCAGAGAAGTACCCACTCCTTTTGATGTTTTCTTTTTAAATGCATTTGCCATAATTTATCCTTTAATATCAGCCGAGTGCAATTGCCATTGCAACGGATGCGTTATTAGCTTCAGTTTGAGTTTCTGCTGTAGTAAGCCCAACATGAGTCCACGATGATCCATCATAAACTTTTAACCTATTAGCTGTACTATCAAATGCCAAATCTCCATCAGCTAAGGCATTACCTCCCCCATCAGTTGATGGTGCAGATGGAGAGAAGTTGTCTATCTGGTATAGATCTGCAAAGTTACTAACATCAGATATATTAGTTGCTACTGTATCTAAATCTGCAACAACATCAGTAGTGCCTAATATAGCCATATCTGCTACACAATCGGAAGTACCCAAGAGTGCCATATCAGCAACACAATCAGCAGTTCCAAGCAATGCCATATCTGCTGTTGCATCTGCAGTCCCCAACCTAGCTAAATGACCA